GAGCTATAAAACTAAACCAATGGCAAATATTTCAGAGTTACAAGTACTTAAATTAGAAAAAGGTTATTGTATAGGTCGTACACAAGAAGGTATACCTTATAGTCGTAAATCAGTTTACTTTAAAACATCTAAAGAAGCTGAAGAATTATTAAATTCAAATAAGTCTTATAACCCTAGTTATACATACCAATAATATTAAATAATTAAACACCACACATTAGCTAGTATTGTGACTACGGTATGTAAGTAACTAAGTTCTTACATTGGTGTTTAATTTTATATTAATTTAAAGCTGTAGAGCATTGTACTCATTATATTATGAAGAGTTTTATAAATACAGGTTTTTATTTACCTACACTGACAACTTTTGAAGATCCTAAGTTAAAAGTATTTGAGATGGACAATGGTATTACATGGACTATTAGTTTCTATGTAGGGGAGGATTTAATTGATTCTATCAACATGGAGTATTTAAACCTCTATGATGTTCATAAAGATCTTTTGAACTTACATGTTTACGAGTCTTATGATAATAAATTTATAGGTAGACTTGGAGATAGGTTAACTGAGGCTAAATTTTTGTCTTGGTAAACTGCTGGTATTTTAATAAGTAAAGTAATAACAATAATAAACTCACTTGTAAAACAAGGGTAGATACCAAGACATTTGGTTGGGTGAGCAAAGTTATCAGGGGAATAAGGTTATGCGTTAAAACCTGAATGATTGTTATAAATAAATAAATAATAAATAAATACAAGTGCTATGGACATAAAAATTATAAGACTTATTACTACACGTCATGATATAGTTGATTGGGATAATTCACCTATTGTAGAATCTGATATCATAGGTGTTGTAGATGCACATGAAGATATTACTGACTTGGTAGATTTATATCATGAGCAGTATATAATGGCACAGGATAATCCTAAAGATGTGTATAAGGAGAAAATAGAAACAGAAGTAATTAGCTTATCTACTGTTCAAGAATTAGTAAATACTAAACTTGACAATAACAATAATAAATAAATAAATACAATAGTTATGGCACATAATATTAGAGTAAAGCAATTAATAAAAGGACTTGGTGTATCATTAGATGATCTTCAGTTCTATATGAGTGATAATTCTATTAAGCTTACTAGTAGAGTTAGAGTTCTAAAAGGTGGGGATAAAGTATTTAATGAGAAAACTATGTCTAAAAGAGATATGTTAGACCTGATTAATATTTTAGATCGTGAGGTTGATGCTAGAGATAGAATCTTAAAAGATTTAAATGTTGAGCTCTTAGCAGCTCAGAATAGAGTTTATGAAATAGAGCAAGAGCTTATGATTCGTAGTTATAATGATGAAGAAGACTATGATACATCATCTGATTGGGAAGAATTAGAAATAGATGATGAGAGAGGACCTTGGAGTCTTGACTGGTCAGAAACAGATGAAAATGCTTACTAAAATAATATAAGGGGTGTAACTGTTAGCTTTTAAACTTGGTCGTTGCGAAGCAACTCAGAGCATCCCTTTAATTTAAATAAAAACCATGGCACAATCAATTAAAGAACAAATAGAAATAATAAAAAATCAAAGATTCATTAATAAATACATACAAATGGCAGATCAAAACTTAATTACAGGTTACAGGGTAAAAGATAAAACTTTAAATATTCTTTATGGTTCCAATTCAGATTGGTTAGAAAGAAGAAAGATTCCTAGTGTTACATTTACTACTAACAATAATGTTCAGATACATGATGATAGTGATATCACTTATCTGTACGATGATAGAGTTAATGAACTAGATCAAGCTTACCAAGAAACTAACGAACATTTAGAACAATAATTATGTCAGAAGATCCAAAAGTATTAGAGATTGTAAGAGAAACCTTAGAAGAGTCAGTTCATGTGTTAGCTATACCTTATAGTAAGTTAAAAAGATTAGAAAGAATGGGTATGAAAACTATTAGAGATTTCAGAGACTTTGAGTTTCCTGAAGACGAAGATGAATCATTACTAGATGCACAGAAACACATGCAAACAGTATTCTTTGAAAGAGAGTGGAATGATATTGAAGAACCAATTAAATAATAAAAAATGAAAAAACTATTATACCTAGTTGTATTGATGATATTAGTATCGTCATGCAGAGCACAATGTGGTGCTAGAAAAACAAGAAAGAGTAATAAATATTACGGAAAAATAATAAATACTAACATAAATAAAACAATTATATCATGAACACATCAAAAGCAGTACTAGTATTTGTATCGATTTACTTCATACAATGGGTTACATTATCAGGAATTGTAACATTTGCATCAGGTATGTTATTTAAAGAGGCTATTGTTACTACACCAGTAGGAGCATTTATGATTCTATTTGGATGGATTATACCTTGTATAGTAGCATTAGACTATCAAGAATGGGCAAACAAGAAGACTAAGCAAATTCAGATAGATAAAGAATGGGAAAGAACAAATAATCAATGGTCTAATATATAAAGATATGGTAGTAGAAATGAAAAGTATATTAACAGGCAAGACATCTAGTATGGAATTGCCCGTTACAGATTTACAGGTGAACTTATGGAAAAGTGGCATGCTTATACAAGAAGCTATGCCCAATCTATCAATACAACAAAGGGAGTTTCTAATAACAGGGATGACCTTAGGAGAACAAGATGCATTCTTTAATAGAGAAGAAGATGAGTAAAGAACATAAAATATTATATAATGTACCACTGTTTTATCCTTCAGCAAGAGAATGGATGTGGGACTATTGTATGTACTTAGGTCCTTATACAGATAGTAAAGGAACCAATTTTGATTTAGGTGTTTATTTTGAAGATGGTAAAGTGAATAGCTTTGCAATAGTTGATGGAAATATACCTGGTGATTATCTTTCAGGAGATTGGAGAGATTATAAAGATCGTGGATCTTATAGGCGTGAATGTTATATAGAAACAGCACGTAGAGTTAAAGAGTTGAACTTAATAACAATAAAAGATGAATAAATATATAATTTTAGTATCACTAGCATTAGCTAGTTGTACATTGACAAGTAATAGTAAACCAACTACAGTTATAGCTACAATCTACCATGCTGTAAAAGGTCAAACAGATAGTACACCATTTATTACAGCAAGTAATTCAAGGATAAATCCAAGAAATCCTGCAGGACATAGGTGGATAGCAGTAAGTAGAGACTTAGAACCTCTTGGTTTCACATTTGGAACTAAAGTTTGCATTCAGAACGCTGGAAAGATGAATGGTGTATGGACCGTTCAGGATAGAATGAATAGAAGATTCAAACATAGAATAGACTTTCTTGTTAATACAAGTATGAAAGGTGGTAAGTGGAACAATGTTAAGATGACTAAACTATGAAAAATAGTCACTTAACAAGAAAGAAAGACTTCGTACTAGATAATACAAAGTACATGCAAGAAGATTATGGTAGTAAACCTAATGGTTTATGGTATCAGATTAATGATAGTTGGGAAGAGTGGTGTAAACATGAAATGCCAAGTTGGCTTGGACCAAATAATAGAGGAGCTTACAAAGTTAATATTAAAATTGACAAGTCTAACCTTCTAGTTATAAGTACATTAGAAGAGTTTGATAGTTTTCACGAAACCTTTTGTACATATAATCCAAATAACAGATTTCGTCCTACCAAATCAGATATAAATTGGAAGAAAGTTTCTAGTTTATATGATGGTATAGAAATAAGTGATTATTTTTATCAGAGAAGAATGGATGATAATTGTGAGTGGTATTACCCTTGGGACATTGCTTCTGGTTGTATATGGAACACAGATATAATCAAAGTTGTAGGAGAAACAATAGAAATAAAAGAACAAGAAGACTTATGGCTAAGTTAAATAAATTTTCCACTTATATGTGGGTGAGAGAAGTAATCACTAGTTGTGAAACATCTATTCAGTTGACTAATTGTGAGAATCTAATATCAAACTTTGACAAAATGTATAAAGATAAAGCTTTGAAAAAGATTCTCATACGTCATATAACAGACAGGTGGATGTACAGCTTATTAAATAAAACATTGTAATGGAAGAAGAAATATTTGAATATTTAGATGCACTACGTAAAACTGGTGAGACTAATATGTTTGGAGCAGGCCCTTATTTACAAGCAGAATTTGGAGTAACACCAAAGGAAGCTAGGAAATATGTAGTTACATGGTTCAAAAGAGAACAAAGTAATCAAGAATAATTAATAATTAAAACCAAGTAAAAATGAAAAAAGTAGTATTATTATTAGCAGCAATTGTATTATCATGTCAAATGAATGCACAAAAGTTATGGAAAGATGAAGTAGATGACTTCACAGGTGATGTAAAGAAGTTTACAAACTATTATAATGTAGCTACAACAGATGTAGGTACATTAAAAGTATCAGCACTTAGATTAAATGATTTCTATTACATAAAAATGAAATCTACATCTGATTTAGGTTGTGCAGGAGCAAGAGATAACTATATTTTCTTTAAGTTCACAGATGGAACAACTCTTGAATTAAGAAAAGATTTATCTGATATAGATTGTTCAGAGTCAACACCATCTTTATATAGCTTAAAAGATAGCAGTCCTTTGTTTACTAAAGAGATAGAAAAGATTAGATTCAGACAATCTCAATACTATACTGATGGTGTAACGTCAGGAACATATAGCTTATCTCAGATAATAGGAGTAACTAAGTAGTAATTTTATAATAGTAGTGAGTTCGTGGTTTTTAAGTTAAGGTGATTAGTTTTGAACTTAATGAATAAGATTCAGCTACTATTTTTTAATAAATAAGATATTATGGGAATGGACATAAATGGATTAAATCCAAAATTAAGAGGTAAAAAACCTGAGTTTCCTGACAACTATGAAGAGTTGTCAACTAAAGAACAATCAGATTATTGGGATGAGAATGATTGTTTTATTAAGAATAACCCAGGTTATTATTTTAGATCAAACACGTGGGGTTGGAGACCAATAGCATCATTATGTCAACACGCTATTGAAAACTCAGGATTAAACTTTGGAGAAATTAACTGGCAGTTTAATGATGGTGATGGGCTCAAGACTCAAGAAGATTGTAACTTACTTGCAAATGCAATGGAGTATATAATAGAAGAAGAAGAAAATCTTCAAGAAGAAGATGATACATTCTATGTTAACTACGGATCATGGGAAAAATTAAATGGTGGAACCACTCTTATATCAGAAACTGATACATTAAATGCAATCTATCCTATTGGTACAGTGATGTTTGGAGCATTTGTAGATGATGATGGTAATGTTTGGAAGCCTAAACATGGAACATATTTAAGACGAATCAGAAACTTTATTGCATTCTTAAGAGAATGTGGTGGTTTTGCAATATATTAAAACATGAAAGATTATAAAATAGCAAAAAGTAAAATTAAAAAGAAAGAGAAATCGTACAAGATAATAGTATGGACAACACTAGCATTCTCAGCAGCAGTAATGATCATTGTAATATACAGTTTAATATCTAAAATAATATGAGCGTAGAATATTGTCACGAACATCACCATTATTATGATCAGGACTTTGTAGAAAGTTGTGAGCATTGTGATGAAGAAGAAGCAGAAAGAGAAGAGAACGAGTGTAAACACTGTCGTGTAGAAGATACAAGCTATAAAGGATATTGTAGTAGAGATTGTTATTTATATGATAATGAATAAACCAAAACAAAAAAGATGAGCAAATTACACATAGTATTAGGAAACGGATTACATTGTATACATGAAGGAAAAACAGTAAACGTATACACTGAAGAAGAGTATAGAGGCCTAGAGATACAAAACTCATGGTGGGATAGAGCAAAGAAAACATTAACTGATCTAGGTGCAGGTGCATCATGGGCACTTAAAAATTAAAGATATGGTAGATACAAAACTTATGTTGATGCAAGTGTTATTCATGTTAGAACTTAGCTTTCTATTTCACTGTGTAGTATGGGAAGAAGATTGGGTTCAGTCACCATATTGGAAAATATTCTGGGCTATAGTGATAACTGGATTATGTTTCTTAATTTTGTTACCATGGTAAAACCTGAATGGTATTTTATAAATCAATTAAAAAGAAAAAGCAAAATGGATTATTTTGAATTAGAATGTGCAGTGGAAAAATGGGCTGAAGAAAAAGAAATCTTTGACAAAGCTACACCAATGGCACAAGCACTGAAGACACTAGAAGAGACAACGGAACTCTGTACAGCTATCAACAAGAACGATAGACCAGAGATAATAGACGCAATGGGTGATATAATGGTAACATTAATTATTCAGGCTCACATGCAAGGTGTAAGCCTTGAGCAATGTCTTGAATCAGCTTATAATGTAATCAATAAGCGTACAGGTAAAATGATTGATGGACAATTTGTAAAAGATAATTAAATCATTATGACAGCTCACTACGTACAAACAAACAGTATGCTAATAGAAATTAGTATAAACTATATATACAATAATAATAACTAATCAACTTAATTATGTTTATAGAAGCAGAACTACAATTTAGACATTATAATCCTGAAAAGTTAAAACCAGGAATGTTGTTTATGAATCACATTAACCCTGGACATCCTGAAAAAGAACATGTTCAAGTATGGAAGATAACAGAAAACTATTTTCATGACGAGTTACCTGATGATGTACTTATTCAAGAGAACGGTTATCCTGTAAAACCTTTTATCATTAACGATGCTCTTATAGTAACGCCTGAAGAGATAGGTACGTTTGTAATATTTCATGATGATGATACTGAAGACTTTGTAGATTTTGGTGTTGCGGAAATGAACTTCATACTAAGAGAGTTTGATGGATGGTTAAATGTACTAATAGACGAAGATACTCTTGATGATAGACTAGTTGAACCTGTTTATGATCAAGATAACAATAACAAAGTAATTATAACATTTATTGATGAAGAAGAAGAAGAAGGTTTTGATAATACAACTATCGATGACCAATCTGATTTAGAATACTACATCAATGATGAGGAAGAATAATAGAATGATGGTCGTTCTATTTTTTATTAATTAATAAATACAATTAAAAATGCAAAACCAAGCAAAAACGTACGTAAAGTACACAAACAGAAGAGTAAACCAAATTAAACAAGGTTTAAGATCAGGAACAGCTAGAAAACAATTAGCTAAAACACTAGCAAAAGAATGGGGTGTTGAATCGAATGCTGTATACCAAAAAGTTCACAAAGTTGCAGGAGATCTAAAAGCTTTTAAAGCTAGAAAGAAACTAGAAAGAGCTAATAGAGATAGAGTTGCTAAAGGTAACTTTGTAAAGAAAGCATCAACTATTAATCTTGTTAAAAAGACAGATGGTATAGAGTTATCTGGAGATGCTTTGAAAGTTTATAATAAACTAAAAAAAGAACCAACACGAATAGTATTACACGATGATCATGTGAGATATTATTTTAATTAAGTATATTTGAAGAGCAAGAATGGTTAATGGGTGTAAAACCCTGTTAGCCATTTCTCTTCTAATTTAAACAACATAACTAAATGAGGGACAATAATATTATCTATGACATAGAGACTATGCAAGAATGTTTCATTGTGGTGTGCATGAAGCCTGAGCAAACTCCTAAGAGTTTTACAGTAAGCAAGTGGCAGAATCAACTAGATGCATTTGTTAAGTATACTGAAGAAAACAAAGATGTTTATTGGGTGGGTTATAATAACTTACGATTTGATTCTCAAGTAGTTGAATGGGTTCTAAGAAACTATGA